GGTTGAAATGATTACGTACGGTGCTATCAAAGCGGGTACTAACGTATTCTATGACACTATCGGTCACTCTACTCGTGTATCTGTCAACAGCAAGATTACTCTTGATCGTGTTCGCGCGGTTGTTAGAGCCTTGCGTGCTAATCGCGGTAAACCGGTTACTTCAATGTTGTCCTCTTCACCTGGCTATGCAACAAAAGCGATTGAAGGTGGTTATCTTGCTTTCGGTCATACTGACTTGGAAGCCGATATTCGTGCATTAGCAGGGTTTACTCCTGTTGCGTCTTACGGTTCACGTCAACCATTATGCCCTGAAGAATTAGGCTCTGTTGAGTCTATTCGTTTTATCTTGACGCCACTAATGGTGCCATTTCAAGCGGCTGGTGCAGTGGTTGGCTCAACTGGTTTGATCTCTGACAATGCCACTAACATCGATGTCTATCCACTGATATTCGTTGCTAAAGAAGCGTATGGCTTAGTGCCTTTAAAAGGTGCTAACTCAATCACTCCAAGTGTATTGAACCCTGGGACACCTTCTAAATCTGATCCATTAGGACAAGTTGGCTTTGTAGGTTGGAAAACTTACTTCGCTGCCAAAATTCTTAATGAAAATTGGATTGCCCGTATTGAGGTGGGAGCGACTGCGTTGTAGTTCCATTATATGATTGCATAATGACAATGAGGGTACTTAGCAATAGGTACCCTCTTTTTACTTTAAATAAGGAAAGCTCATGCTTGATTTTGAAACATCAGAGAACAAAGAAGAATTGATAGACCATGCTAAATCACTCGGAGTAGACGCTAATGCTCGCTTCAGTATAGATTCTATAAAGAAGCAAATCCGCGATGCAAGTAATACTGTGCCGGTTGTTGCTGATAAAAAAGTTAAACTCATGATCCACAAAACCGAAGGTGATACAGGTTCTATTGATGTGCCTATCTCGGTTAATGGTAAGACGTGGTTAGTTAAACGCGGGATGGAAGTGATCGTACCGGCATTTCTAGTGGAAGTGCTTGAACACGCGGTTAAAGACATTTATGTCCAAGATGAAGTCACTAAGTCGATTGTGAAACGTGAAGTCCCTGCGTATCCTTACAGCGCAATGGCAATCTAAATGAAACAGAGTGCGCTCATCGCGTTAATCAGACGATACTCAGGGGATGATGTAGAACCTTATGTTGTTCCGGATACCGTATTGGCCAGCTTTATTAATGAAGCTGAGACAGAAGCCGCTGAACGCGCTCAATACTTACGACTGGATAGCACTTACGATATAGCCGTCACCTCTGGTGTATCGGTCTATGCCATCAATCCTAGTGTTATTTTTATAGATTCAGTTCGGTTGAGTGGCGAGAGCAAACCGCTTATAAAGACCACTCGACGCGAGTTGGATTTTAATATCAATAAATGGATTAGCGAAGTCGCTACTCCTAAATACTATTTTCAGGATGATACCAAGCTCACGCTGTATCCAATGCCTGACAAATCTTACACGATGCAGTTGGAAGGCTCACGTCGGCCTATTGTGTCAATGGAAACACCCAGCCAGTACCATGATGACTTAAGCAACTGGTGCCTGTTTCGTTTCTTCTCCATCAATAACAGTGGCATGACTGACGTTAATAAAGCCATTATGTATTCAGGACAATTTGATAAGGCCTTTGGTCATAAGCGTAATGCGTTATATGACACGGTTAATCGAGCCGCCTCAGAACAATCTACTTTATATCGCAATCCATTCAACTAGGACTACTCATGGCCTCTACTACCCTTGCTAAAACAATCACCGACAAGGCTTCAGTATTTTTGGCTGATGCTTCACAAACTCGTTGGCTACCCTCTGAACTACTCAGTTGGTTGAATGATGGACAATCTGAAATCTGTGCCTTAGTGCCTAATGCTAATCCTGTCACCTCTACTGTTGCTCTAGTCGCTGGAACCAAACAATCAGCACCCACTGATGCACTGTATGTTAATGGCTTTATTCGTAACATGGGTGTGGGCGGGACAACGCCAGGCGGTGTCATACGTCAAGTCACTCGTAACTTCTTAAATTCATTTATAGTGGGCTGGCCCAGTGCAGCAACATCCATTGTAGTCAGTCACATTGCTTATGATCCTGCTGACAGTAATGTCGATTTTTACGTCTACCCGCCACAGCCTGCATCAGGTATGTCCAGTATTGAAATTGTCTACTCACAAGTGCCTGCGATTATTCCCTCGTCAGGAACACCGGTGATTACGGTTAGGGATATTTACGCTAATGCACTATTAGATTACGTTCTTTATCGTGCCTTCGGTAAAGATTCTGAATACGGCAATCAATCAGATCGTAGCCAGATCCATTACAAAATGTTCTCGCAAGCGATTGGTATTAAATACACCATTGAGAAATCTGAGAATCGCGGTTATTTACATACGGGTGAGCAAGCTCAACAAGCTAATCCACCACAATAAGGAACAATCATGGCCTCTACTACCGATGCTAAAACCATTATTGATAAGGCCTCATTACTATTGGCTGATGTCTCTCAATCCTTTTGGTTAGTCTCTGAACTACTAGGTTGGCTCAATGACGGTCAGCGTGATATTGCAACCGTCTTACCCCAAGCTAATGTTAAAAATAGTGCAGTGCAGTTGGTAGCAGGGGTTAAACAATCTCTGCCCAGCGATGGTATCTTGTTGCTGGATATACCGCATAACTTAGGTTCAGCAGGCACAACAGTGGGGACATTAATTACTCATGTGCCTAAAGAGATTATGCTAAAGCGTATCCCAGGTTGGACGACAACAATGGCTAATGGCGTTGTAAAGCATTATGTTTATACAGCAACAGATCCCTTAATATTCTATGTCTATCCACCACAGCCTTTAGCGCCAAAATATGTGGAGTGTGTGTATTCAGCACTACCGGCATTGATCGCTAATGCCAATGCTGGCACTAAGATTACCATCCCGGACTACTTTCAAACCGAGCTATTAGACTATGTGTTGTATCGAGCCTTTAGCAAAGACTTCGATAACTCGTCTCAAGTAGCGCGTGGTCAAGAACATTATCAGTTATTTGTCAGCGCCTTAACTGCAAAAACTAACGCAGACACTTCAGCAAGTAATCCTACTAAAGCACCACAGGCTTAATCATGGCGATTAAAATCGATCAGTTTTCCGGTAAAGCACCGAAAGTCAGCGACCATTTGCTTAGAGATAATATGGCAACGGTGGCTACTAATCTGCGTATTGATAGTGGTGCGATTACAGCGTTAAAAGGTGTGACGCAAGTCTCTACGACGACCAGCACTAATAGATCGATTTATTATTACAAGAAACCAGATGACACTTACCACTGGTTAGGCTGGACCACTCAAAACGTCAAAGCGATCAGAAGCCCTGTACCTAATGATCGCTATAATCGTATCTATATCACCGGCAATGGTGAGCCTAAGTATCTGTATTATGATACTGTCGCTGCCGCTCCTAGTAGTGAGTATCTGTTAGGGGTGCCAGTGCCTAGCATAGGGCCTGAACTCAGCTCAGTAGGCCCTACTAGCAATACACTCACCGGTGGTAAAACATTTATAGTAGAACCTTTGGGTACAAAAACAGGCGGTGCAGTTGAGGTTGACGCTATTACTTCAACAGCAGGCTCTTTTGTCATTGGACGCTATTACACTATTGCTTCATTAGGCACAACTACCTCACAAGCTAACTGGAATACCATTGCGGGTACTACCGGTAAAACCTATGTCGTCACGCCAGCTACTCCCAGCGAACTCAATACTTTTGTCTGTAAAAATGTCGGTACAGGTAATGGCACGGCAAAATCATCTAAAGGTCTATCACGGACAACAGCAGGTACAGATTGGAATGTGCAAGGGTACTATGCAAAAGCTATAAAAGATAACTGCGTTTTAAGATTCTCTATTGCTAATGTGGGAATAGGTGGTGTGATTATCGGCATTAATACTGATCCTTCGGTAGATAAAAGACAGATAGACTGGGCTATCAAAGGGTTGCCTGATGGCGGCTATAGAGTCATGAATAATACTACCATTTTAGCAGGTAATAGTAAGACCACTTATGTCAGCACTGATGTATTTGAGATTGAGTATATTGGTACCACGATTAATTTTAGTAAGAATGGTGAGATCATTTATTCAACCTATGATCCAGTTAATAAAACAAAAAATAAAAAAGTAGTCGCCGGGCAAACCTTCCAAGTCGATTCATCGTTTCAAGGAGGAACAGGATCTGGTACTTTCTCATTAGTTAGTGACATAGAATTTGGTCATTATGAAATTGCAGCACTATCTGCAACCATTAACGCAGGTCAATTTGTTGTAGATACAGAATACACAATTGTCTCACCTGGCACAACGAACTGGATAGCTATTGGTGCAGTCGATAATAATACTAATACTAAGTTTACAGCAACAGGTGCTGGTTCTGGAGATGGTACAGCAACAACGAGTAACATATTTAAAGCCGGTCAAGTGACCCTAACCAGCAACAATGCTTATACTAAAATCGATGGTACGACCATCTCTAAGATAGGCGGTGGCACTAATTGGAATACACAGGCCACATCAGCAGAAAGCATTGTAGGCGCTTGTATTACTAAGTTTCAATTTGGTAGTACCACGTTACCAGCAGCAGCTGGACTCAATGCAGCACCTTTAACCAAATCTGGTCTGGGCGACCTTGATTTTGCATTCGGTACAACGACAGCAGGACATGTTGGTATTTATGAAGGTAGCACTACCTTAGTACAAGACTGTGGTACGTTTGTTGCCGCTGATATATTTCAAATAGAGGTGACGGCTACAGGTAGTGTGGTTTATTCAAAAAATGGTAGTGGCTTACCCCTATATACCTCATTAACGACAGTCGCTTTGACCAAAGCCTTTTATTTTGATTCATCGTTGAATAAGGTTGGTGCCTCCGTTACTGGCATACAATTAGGTATAAACTTAACTAACAGTGACATATTGACATCTGCCAATGCGGATTTAACTGAGAAAGATAGGAGCTATATTTATACCTATGTCACACCATTAGGTGAGGAAGGACCACCCTGTTCACCAGTTAAGATTTCAGTGAATGACTTGCAAACAGTGGTATTAAAATTCTCGTCAAGCATACCCACTGAAGAATTAACACCTAAGATCACATCCACTACTTATTCTTCAAGACCTTATAATTTAACGGGTGGTGTCAGGCGTATTTATCGTACTGCAACAGGAACAACCAGCACAGAGTATCTCCGTGTCGGTGATTGCCCTATATCATCTACTGTATTTTCTGATGCCGTACTGGATGTTGGCTTAGGTGAACCCCTGCCTTCGCTTAACTGGTTTCCACCGCCATTAGATATGACTAGCGTGACCTCAACACCGAATGGCTTTATTGTTGGTTACTCAGGCAATTCTTTGTGTGTCAGTGAAGCGATGTTTCCACATGCGTTCAATCCCTTTAACCAATTAGGTTTTGCAGGCAAAGTAACCGGCATTGCCTCCAGTGGTGACTCCTTAGTAGTGTTTACCGATGAAGCGCCTTATCTGGTCACTGGCTCAACACCTGGCACATTAACAGCGGTACGTATAGATCATCAACAAACCTGCGCTAATAAAGCCAGTATCGTCAATATGGGTGGCTATGTGTTATTTGCTTCACCCGATGGACTCTGCTCGGTTACTGCTAATGACATGGCGATTGAGACACAAAATTACTTAACCCGTGATCAATGGCAAGCCTATTCACCCAGTACGATGCGAGGCTATTTATACGAAGGTGTTTATATTGGCTTTTCAGATACCAAACAATTCATGTTTGATCGTCGTCAAGATCCTGCGGTATTAACGGATATTTCAGGCTTTACGGTATCGTCTGGGTTTAATAATTTAGTGGAAGATAAGCTCTATGTGTTAGATAACGCAGGCAATATATCAACCTGGGAAACCGGCAGTAATCAAACGTATATCTGGAAAAGTAAGTTAGCAAGGGAGGCAACCGCTGTTTGTCCTGCTGCGCTTAGGCTCTATGCAACAGGGGATGTGATCTTTAAGCTCTATGCAGATGGTACTTTAGTCTTTACCACAACAGTGACCAACAGCAATGTCGTGAGACTGCCGAGTGGTTATCGAGCTAAAGAATTTCAAATCGAAGTATCCGGCAGTGGGGTCCTGCAATCGTTTGCCATCGCTAACTCAGTTGGTGAATTACAATGAGAGAAGTCCCTAGTATTCCAGCCGGCTTAGATCCTAAATTACGCAATGTCTTATCAGCTGTACGTGAGTCATTGAATGCCGCCATAACCAATATTAAGCTGAATACTGATAATTTAGCGGGTATGCGTCAATGGATACAACCGGCATTAGATACCAGCAATGATCTGGTTACTTATAACGAATCTTTAATTCAAGCCTCACTTGAAAGTGCAACGGGTGCTGATGGTGCTGCCGGTATTGATGCACGTGCTGTTACTTTAACAACACCAGATCAGGCATTTACTTATGATACCAGTGGCGCTCACCCTCTTCCTGCTAGTTCTGTCATCACAGCAACTGCATTGAATACCGTTGGTGTCGTGTACTATGAATTTTTTATCAATGATGTCAGTACCGGTGTAGCAACAACAACGAGTACCTATACCTATACGCCACAAGTCTTATTTGACTCGATGCCGGATAAGCTGGAAGTACAGATACGGGAAGATAGTATTACAGGCCCCATCGAAGCGCGTGATCAGATGGCGATGGTTGGCTTACGTGCAGGCTCTCATGGCATTGTCATATCAGTTCCCAATGATTCGCATACACTACCCAGATCAACAGCCGGTGTCGTTAACTATGTGGGATCAGGTACTAAAATTAATGTCTGGGAGGGCGCAAATGCACTCACTGAAGATTCCATTAGCCCCTATGCCAATAGCACGTTTAGAGTCACCGCAGTAGGCACAGGCATTACACCAGGAGCTACCACAGGCGCTGGCACCACTACTTTAACGTATGGTGATTCCAGCAACATGACGACAGATCCTGCGAAGATAATTTTTACTATTATAGCCAAGCGTGAAGATGGTACTGAGATGACATTTACGCATCAACAGTCATTGTCTTTTTCTCAGCAAGGCACAGCAGGAGCTGCTGGCGATTCAGTTGATATTGTCTTTGTTAGGTCAGCAACACAACCTGCCACACCGACTGCTTCACCTGGCACACCCACTGCACCGATCACATGGTACACAGATGTCGCTTCAGTACCTGCGAGTGCTAATCCTTTATGGTCATCCGTAGGCTTTAAAACATCAGTTTCAGCAAATTACACTTGGAGTACACCGGTTAAAATAGAGGGTACATCCGTTGCAGAGGTCACCGTTTTTACAAGGGGCGTACCCACTACGACACCAATAGGCGGCACTTATACCTTTAGCAATCCTCCTGTATTAGCTGTGCCAACGTCAACAGGCGCTACCTGGTACACGTCAGTTCCTTCTGGAACATTACCCGTTTATACTTCAAGAGCGGTGGTATCGACCTCAGCAGGCAATACATCAGCAGTGGCAATTACTGGTTGGACAGTACCGGTTATTAGCTTTCAAAATGGCAATGATGGAAGCCCTGGCAGTGATGGCAGTAGAGGACCATTTACAACTTATGCCGCTATTGGTTATCCAGGATGGGATTCTGCAACTGCTTATGCTGCTATTATGGCTATGCCCAATAATCAATCAACATTAGTTGTTGGCGATGAAGTGACCTTATGCTACCCCAATACGACAACACCGACTTGGGTGCTAACAAAATACGTGACAACTATCGGTAATCCAGGCACTTGGACAGCAAGAGGCCGAGTAATCGATGGAAATTTACTGGTGACAGGCTCAGTCAAAGCAGCCATGTTGCAAGCTAGTACAGCCGCTATCAGTGGCACTACTATGTCAGGTAGTGGAGGTATTATTGAGTCTAATGGACATTTTGCCTTGGGTAATACTACTGGAAATATTACTTACAATGGCACTACTCTGACCCTTAATGGTAATGTGGTGGGTACTGGGAATATAGCGGCAGGTGCTATTACTAAAACTGATTCAAATACAGCGCTACCGATACAGCCTATCTCAGCATCGCCAGCAGCAGGGGATATATGCTCTATTAGTGGCTTTGTTGTACCTTCAAGTAGTACAGGCGTTATCGTTACTATTCAAGCAAGTATTGAGCATAATGGCGGTATTAGCTCTATATCAACATTTACTGGTAATTTAAACGTGAGAAGGAATGGTAGCGCGTTAGCTAATGCCAATGCTACTACCGTGTTCTCACAAACAGGGGCTTCAAAAACAGCCTTCACGCGGTCCATTATTGATAATCCAGGGGCTGGCACACATACCTACTCTATGGCTACAGTAGGGGGATGGTCATTTAATGCGGGAGGCACCTATACCGTAAAAGATATCCAAATTCAAGTCATGCTAGTGAGTCGATAATATGTTTTACTATGTTTGTTATAATGTGATTACTCGGAAAATTACGGGTATGCCCTCCAGATCCTACGATACTTTACCTATCATTAGTAGTGAGGAGGCTATTATTAGCGTCCCGGAATATAGTTATAAAATAGAAGATATTTATATTACCGTTGATAACGAAGTTAAGATAAAGCCAGACTCACCTAATGAGTCATCTCTATTCAACACCCTCACAGAGCAATGGGAGTATTCACCTGAGTTACATGCACAATACATTGAGCGCTGTACCAGTAATAACCAAGATATCAGGAGTCAATTACTGGGAGCATCTGACTGGACCGATACCGTCTCTGCACAAACCAGACTAGGTGATGTGCTTTATCAAGCCTGGCAAGATTACCGGCAAGCACTACGCGATATTACCCTGCAACCTACTTACCCATTGGACGTGATATGGCCGATAGCACCTTAGATAAACGCTTTGTCCTACAAGACATTCGCTTGGTCTGGGATAAGATTCAACCCAAGGTGGCTAAGCTGCAACAGGACCGTAATTTCCCCTGGCGACCTGAAGATGTTTATGCCCAATGCCTGAGTGGTCAATCCTTTTGCTTTACCCTCGATGAAGTCTTTATTATCTGTAATCCGCAGGAAAATCAGTACACACTTGCCAAAGAATTGTTTATCTGGATATGGTATAGTGAATCAACCGAAGATTTTGCTGATTATCGCTATGCAATCAACGAGGTAGCCAAAGATATTTACGCCACTTCTATTATTTTTATCTCACCCCGCGAGGGCTTTAAACACCTTGCTAAACGACACGACTGGCCGTCACTGACGACTTATACTTTACCTGTCGATAATATCTGCCCCTACTTGCCTTAACGCTACACGCTTACTGTCGGGAGACAGAAGGACTCAAAAATGAAGTTTTATAAACACTGGCTTTGTTTGATCTTGCCACATACTTTTTATGGTGGAAAGCAAGAAGGTGGCGCGCTTGTTCCCTCTGTGAATGCAGAAGAACGTCAACTCGCTTCTGTTGCTAAAGAGAAATGGGAGAACTACAAGAAAAAGTATATTCCCATTGAAAACCAGTGGATGAAGTCGGTCAGCAATCTTAATAACCCGCTTTATCATAATCAAGCCGCTTCAATGGTTTCTAATGAAGCCAAAACCCAATACGGTTCACAAACGCAAGGCCTTGCTGATTCAGCCATAGGTCATCGCACTGGTATGGCCAAATATCAAGAGCAAGCGAATACCATTTCACAAGCGCGTAATAAGGCTGAGTTAGGGGTTACAGATCGCTATCTGAAAGGCACTGAAGGCGTGATTAGCATGGGCCAAGGTAAATCAGCCGATGCGGTTGAAGGGTTAGCGGATGTTGCTAATAGCTCAGTCGATGCACAAATTAAGAACAGTCAGAATAAGTTTGATGCTAGACAAAGTGAACTCAATGGTTATGGCACCT